GAAGATAATACCTATGGCGTGATCCCTGTCTTTGAGCTCAAAACAAGGGGAGAGATCGTCAAGGTTTTGTCGATCCAGGACGCGATCAATAAGACGTTCGCGGACATGATGGTCGCGGCCGAGTTTGGCGCTTTTGTGCAAAGATACGTTATTACGAACAGCGACCCCGGAAACCTGAAAAACTCCCCGGGCGAAATTTGGTGGATACCAGCGGGGGACGGAATGGGGCAGCAATCGAGCGTCGGCCAATTCGCGACAACCGATCTCAAGAATTATCTTGATGCAATGTCGACCCTCGCCTCCGATATGGCGATCATAACCAGAACCCCAAAGCATTACTTAATGAATACAGGATCGAACTTGAGCGGCGAGGCGTTGCTCGCTATGGAGGCTCCGCTCGTCAAGAAAGTAGATAAACATAAAAACCGCTTCGATGCGTCCTGGCAGGATATCGCTCAGTTTATCTTGCAGCTTGGCGGGATCGAAGTCAAGGCGAGCAAGATCGCTATCGTTTGGGCGCCTGTCGAAAGTTTGCAGCCAAAGACGCAAGCCGAAACGCGACAGATTTCTTTCAATACTGGTATCCCTTTGATCACTATGCTCCGCCGGGAGGGTTGGTCAGAGGGTGAGATCGACAAGCTCAAGGAAGATATAGCCGACGAAAAGGTTAATAATAAGACCCTAGCCCAAGGCATCCTCGACCGCCTGAGAGTTAAGGACGAACAAAGCCCCGACGGGGCAGAGAGTGAGCAATAAAGATGAGTAACGCAATGCGGAAAAGACGCGAGGCCTCGGCCCGTAAAAAGGCTAATGCTTCAAAGTCAAAGATGAGTCTATGGTTCCAGAATGTACCAAACACGATCCCGCGCCTGATGATGAAGTATCTACGAAAACGCGGTTACGTTGCATTTTATCTTAATGAGCGAGCTAGAACTTGCGCTCGCGGCACTTGCTGGATGAAACTTTATCAGGCCGAGATAAAGAAAGAGGGTCGACAATGACGAAAGCCAAACCGAAACCAAAGGCCAAAGCCAAGACGCCTCCCGAGGAAGAATTATTAAGCGTTGCGGAGTATGATAAAGCTCTCCTCGAGCATAGCCCGAAAACGATCCGGCGCCTCGCTGCCAGTGTTCGCCCGTACTCGAAAGCTCTCTTTGATCATTACATCGCATTAGCTCGAGAGAAAGAGAAAGCGAAGAAATGATCAAGTCCCCGAGTAAGATTTTTGGTATAACGAGCTTGAATATATCTCACGCGGTAAATAGCCTGACAGAGATCGAATTAACTCTTATGGCGTCTCCCGGATACAACGCCCAAGAACTTTATGATAAAAAAGACTGGGACGATGTATTACCCGGCGACTCGATTGTAAAATTCCATCATTGCGGCCAGTTCGCCGCAAGAAAAACCGCTTGCGTCCATTGCGGGGCGCCCGTAGGATAAAAGATGCTCCCTCTCCCAAAGCCAAGTAGCGCCGATCCCTTAGTCGTCCAAGTTCTGCGAGCTCATCGCGCCAAGTTAGACGGCGCCGAGGGGTCTCTCATGGATGACATGGGGCGGCGCTGGTTACAAATCGACAGAGGCGTCGAGGCGGACGTATCCGCGCTCGCTCAAGAAATGGCGCGGCGTTCTGCGACAGGGGAAACGATCACTAAGCAAATGGTGTACCGGGCCGAGCGGTATCAAGGGATCAGAGAGCAACTCCGGGGCGAGATCGGAAAATATAATAAAGACTATGCGGTCGGCACGATCGCGGACGCCCAAAGACAATATTCGACGCTCGGGATCGACGCGGCTCAAGACGCTATTACGGCGAGCTATCCGTCGCCTCTCTCCGCTACGTTCAACAGGCTCAACGTGGGAGCCGTAGAGAGCTCGATAGGGCTTGCGGGTGACGGATCTCCGCTGATCACTCTGCTAAGAAACGATTACCCCGATGCCGTCGACGGATTGACGGACGCCTTAGTCGGCGGGATCGCCCGAGGCCTTGGCCCCGCTCGTATCGCTGAGGATATGATCTCCGGGGTCGATATGGGCCTTGACCGTGCTTTGCTCATCGCTCGCACAGAGACCGCCCGATCATACCGAACCGCGTCCACGAAACAATACAGAGACAGTGGGGTCGTCTCCGGGTTTATGCGTCTTGTAAAGAAACAGACCGCGTGCGTTGGCTGCCTGATGCGCGACGGCGAGCGCTTTGATGTTGCAGAGGAGCTCACGGATCACCCACGGGGAAAGGCAGAGTTGCCGGATAATCTTATTTTATCTTCGTCTCCCGAAGCCCTGATAACCTTTCGCTACGATGGAGATATTATCGTCATCGCTACAGCCTCGGGCAAGTTCTTGTCCGTCACCCCTGAGCACCCTATACTCACGCGGCGTGGATGGGTCCAGGCTGCACTCGTCAATGAAAGCGACGATGTAATCAGCTACGGCGGGAGTGAGCGGGCTCCTTCTCTTATTGGCCCAAACGAAAACCATGTGCCAACCCTCGCTAAAGATTTGGCGCGCTCGTTTGACATGTTTAGGCTTGGAAGCGTGCCACGCTCCGCCAAATATCTCTATAGCGACGGGGAAGGCGGCGAGGTCGACGTTATATATATCAATCGTCTTTTGTGGAATAGCTTCGACGCCGCGCGCAGAAAGCAAATCAAGCAATACTTTTTCGGAAGTAGAAACATTGGCTTGCGTGCGCTCAACGCCCTGGGCTCGCTTCAAAAGAAACTCTCTGCTTTTTGGTACGCCGCGCTGCGAATCTATGGCGTTCTTGATAGTCGCTTTTCGTTCGGCTTTGCTCATGTTTCTGAATCGCAAAGCAGCAGCGCCGGACCTATCGCGCAAGGTAACGCCATGTTCTTTCAAGATGCGCCTGATTACATTGCGAGACACGTTGAGTTGTCTTGCGATTGCCTGTTCAGTTTTGCCCCCATCGTAACCAGCGCAGATAGCGATTTGATCCGTAGCAGGAAAGACGATTTTATTCCCACTATTAGCGGACAACTTAGCGGACTTAATCGCCGCTCTTTCGGCTGCGTTCCTGATAAGCCCTTGAGCCTTGAGCGCATCAGAGAGGGTATTGTATCCAGTGTGCCACCTGGCGGCAGCGTTCTCGATACTGTCTCCGCTAAGATAGCCTTTGATCGCGTTATTGATATTGACAGGCGACGCTTTTCTGGTCATGTTTATTCCTTTCAAACTAAAGAGAAGTGGTATATAAGCAATGGCATTATATCGCACAATTGTACCGCGATCCCAATCGTTGAGGGCGTCGCGCCGCCCAAGTGGGAGAAAGGCGAGGATTGGTTTCTAAAACAAACGCCTGAAAAGCAACGCGAGATTTTAGGTCCGAAAAAATATCAGATATGGAAAGATGAAAAGTTGCCGCTCTCTGATTTTGCGGCTCACAATCATTCTGAGATTTGGGGATCGTCTCCGCGTCCGGCGACGATAGAGGAATTAACCAGAGGAGTTAGTCAATGAGTAAAAAAGACGAGCTACCACACGGAAAGTTTATTATCGAGCTACCTTACAAAACAGATGCGCAGCGTAAAGAGGCCGACAAGTATCGCAAGGCTTTATTGTCTGGCAAGCCTGTTTTACACAAAAAGGTAAAGTGTCTCGTTTATCATTTTTCTATACATGGTACTTCTGTAGGTGTCGATTATGTCGACATCGGTCTTGTGAGGGCGCCATGAAAAAGACTTGCGGGAGTTACCAGTATCTTAGATGGGGGAACGCCCATATCGACACGTCTTGGTGTAGCAATTCAAAGTCAAGGCATAACCTAAAGGTAATGTCGAGATATCAATCATGCGACCAATACTCCAAGCGCAATAAAAAGGCGCCGCTCTGGATGAGGTTTATCAATTGGATTATGAGGGCGCTTTGACTGATAAGGAACTCCGTTTACTTATGGCTCTCCGCGCTGCCTTGCTCAAGATCGTCGACGCGATTGAGGAGTATCTCGACATGCAGAGGACTAAGGAATTAAGGCGGATAGCGAAAGGACTCGATGTAGCCCAAGAACCTTGATAATATATGGTAAAATGAATCACAATTTAATAATGGCCTAAGTACGATCCAAGCCGCAATTCCGCGATACCCGAAAGGTGACCCGCAGAAATGCGGCTCTTTTTATTTTAGCGCGATGCTAAAGGAAGGTAAGGCGCGATGCCAACCCCAAACGATCCAAAGACTAACGATCCTGATCCTAAGACTGATCCAAATACTCAAGACCCAGGCGCGACGCCCCCGGTCTTTGATGATTGGCTCAAGACCCAAGACGAGTCAACTAAGGCTCTGATTGGAAATAGATTTACAGCTTTAGAGAACACTGTCGGAGCAACTCGCAAAGAACGCGACGATCTCTCAGCCGAAATGAAACGAATCTCTAAAGACCTCGACGAAGGTAGCGAAGCAAAGAAATCCGTCGATGCTTTGAGCGCGAAGCTCGAGCTCTCGGAACGTCGATCAAGTTTTCTCGAGGAGGCGATCAAGCCTGAAACACAATGCAGAAACCCCCGCGCCGCTTGGTTGCTTGCAATCTCTGGCGATCACTTCAATAGATCAGGTGTACCGGATTGGGCCGCGATCAAGGCCGAAGCGCCCGAGCTTTTCGGGAAAGTAGTAGCAAACGCGAACGTTGGCGACGGCACGGACGACGAACCGCCGAAGTCAGGAAGTATGAATAATTTTATTAGAGCCGCCGCAGGGCGGTAAAAAGCAGGAGTAATATAATGCCTTTCAATTCTCTAGTATCACGAACCGACGCAGCCGCCCTCATTCCTGAGGAGGTTAGCGCTGAAATCTTAAAGAGTTTGCCGGAAATGAATCCGATCATGCAACTCGCCCGCAGATTACCCGATATGAGCCGCGCTCAAAAACGCCTCCCAATTCTTGAGTCGTTTGCAAGCGCTTATTTTGTATCAGGCGACACGGGTCTCAAACAGACGGCCGATGTAACCTGGGCGAACAAGTACGTCGACGCCGAGGAACTGGCCGTAATCGTACCGATCCCCGAGGCCGTCCTTGATGACGCTGATTACGATATTTGGGCTCAAGTTCGCCCTGAGATCGAGATCGCTTTGTCCAAGGCAATTACCGCCGCCGTCTTATACGGTACTAATATCCCGGCAACTTGGACGACCAATCTCGGCGCCGCTGGCTTAGTAGCAGGATCAACCGCCGCGAGCCACACGATCAGCAACGCCGCATATACTGACCTTTACGAGTCGATCTTAGGCGAAAAAGCCAACGGCGACGACGGTCTCTTTATGCTCCCTGAAGCTGATGGTTTTATGGTTGATGGCTCAATTGCTCATCTTTCTATGAAAGGCAAATTGCGCAACGTCCGCGACGCTGACGGCCAGCCAATTTTTAAGAACAATATGCAGGACGCGAGCCGCTACGAGTTAGACGGAACTCCCCTTTATTTCCCGACCGACGGCAGCATAACCGCCGCCTCATCCTTGTTGATTGCGGGAATGTGGAGTCAATTGGTCTACTCGATGCGTCAGGATATTACTTATAAAGTCTTGACCGAGGCCGTAATCCAAGACTCAGCAGGGAACATTGTTTATAACTTAGCGCAGCAAGATATGGTCGCTCTCCGAGCCGTTATGCGCTTAGGTTTCTCCCTGCCCAATCCCCCAACGCACGAAAACGAAACGGATAGCACTCGCTTCCCGTTCGCCGTCTTAACTGCGTAATAACCAGATAGTGAATTTACTTTCACACAGGAGTTAGATCATGGGTTTATTTCCACGAAACATTAACGATTTCCTTGTATTGCAAGGAATACCGCGCGGCCCTCTTAGCCAAGTCTACTTTGTAGACCCTGCTAATGGGGATTCAGATAATCCGGGTACCAACTTCAACGCGCCTCTGGCAAGTATCGAGGCAGCTTACGCGCTTTGTACTACCGGGCAACACGACGTCGTTTTGTATATCGCCGGAACTAGCGGTAATAACTTAGCCGCCGCTATGACTTGGTCAAAGAGCTACACTCATCTAATTGGTTGGTGTGCTCCGGTTC